TCATGGACACTTTCTGGACATTCTGGCCACCGGGTTAAGGGTGACTGCGTCCTGTAAAAAATCAGGAGCAAAGTGCGCGTAGATCATAGTTTGCTGGATGTTTGAATGCCCCAGAATGCGCTGCAATGTAATTATATTACCTCCATTCATCATAAAATGTGTGGCAAATGTATGCCGCATTACATGCACCGCTTGTCCGCGTGGCAAATCTGGTTTCACTTCCTTCAGTACCCGGCGTACCGTTCTGTAGTTCGCATCGAACAACAGCCCACTGGCTTTAACTTTTATACGGGTTGCCAGCTCCTCAGAGATGGGAACGGAGCGCTGCTTTCCGTTTTTGGTTTTCATGAACGTCACCATATTTTTGATGACATGTGCAGACCTTAAACGGGATACCTCTCCCCAGCGGCCACCGGTGGCAAGGCAGATAAGGGCAATATTCAGTTCATCTCCATCCAGCCTGGACAGGAGTTGCGGAATTTCCTCTTCTGTCAGGAAAGCCATCTCCGCCTGTTCTTCTTTCAGGCGTTTAACTTCCCGCATAGGGTTAGCGCTATGGAACTCGCCAGCGTCAATTAACTTAGTGAACAGGCCACTTAAAATAGCAATGTGCCTGTTAACACTGACAGGCTTCAGTCCTTCATTCATCAGGGTCACGCGATAATCCGTGATGGATTTTTTGGTTAACTGATCCGCCCTGTGAACGCCCATTTCTCCAAATTTTTGAAGGATTGCTGTGAGTCGTCCTTTTTCGATCTCACCTCTTGCGTGGGATTTGCCGTGATATAGCCACCACAATTCCAGTAGTTCGGTGAGTTTCCTTCTGTCTGCTGGCTTCTCTATCCAGTCTTTGTTGTGATAGTTCACCAGAACGTGACGCTCAAACGCCTGCGCCTCGCCTTTAGTGCTAAATTTTCGCCTGATGCGTTTTCCGTTTGCACCTTGCGGTCTTACGTCCACTTCATATCGACCATCATCGAGCTTTTTAATCGACATACGTCAGCTCTCCGGTCAAATTACAATCGTTTTTAACTTCCTGATTAAGATAATCTTTTAGGATGGTTAGCCAGTTTTCTCGTCTGAGTGGGGTAATGTTGTTTTTTCTTGCCCAAAGTGTGCGAGAGCCGGAGCAATTTGCCCGGTAGAGGGGTCTGTTTCATCAAATAGAAACCAGTCACGGTACTTTCTGAAACGTGGGTGTTTCAGCAGTTTCATACCCGCATCGAGAGGCATCTTAGATTTTCCCGATTCATATCCATGATAGGTGTAGTAATTAATTCCAATTAAATCAGCTAGTTCCTTCGCTTTTAGACGCTCGGATTCACGAATGAGTTTTAGTTTCTCACTTTGTTCACTTGACATATTTTTGCTAATCTCCAATTATGTGTGTTAGTAGACATTTGATTGCACTCTAACTAGCTCAAATTGACTCTAGTTGGTGTTCGGCAAATCTTGGTGAGGATATCAAAATGAGTGTCAGATCAGAAACAATTGGCGAGAAGGCACAGCAAATCGCAGAGGCTGGAAAAAATGGGCGATCAGCTATTCAGTTGGCTGAAAAACCATCAGACCTTCTCTCTAAAGAAGGGTTTGCGCTGTATATCGGTAAAACGCCGCGCGCAGTTGCTGAGATGGCAAAGGCCGGTAAATTACCCGCCTTTTATATGACTGATCCCCTTAAGCCAGGTGGAAACGCAGAACTTTGGATTAATCGCCGTGAGTGGGATAAACATGCTGCTAATTTAGTCGATGAAGCCCCGACAGACTGGCACGACTGGAAAAATCGTATTAGCCACAGTAAATCCAGTGGTAAATAATTAATTGGGGGAACGATGAAAGCTAAATACGCTACTCTTATTCGTAACCTGTTGCAGAGTTACCATGCTCAGGCAACGGCTATTGATAAAGAAAGTTACTCTGTCCATAGCGATGGAATCCAGTTGATGGAGTTAAAACTGCAACTGGCTAAATGCCTTGAGGGAATATCTTCAACGGCGCGTTTTAATAATGATGCAGACGATTTCGACGAGCTTCATAAAATTACCCTTATGGCATTTAAGGGGGATATTCCGACCGAAAATAATATCCCTGCGCTGTCTTCATTGGCGTCAGGTTCGATAAGAAAAAATAGTTCTAATCTGAAAACACTTACCGCAGTTCAACGTTAAGGAACCGACATGAAACATTTAATGATTGACCTCGAAACTATGGATAACAAACCGACTTCCGCGATTGCTTCTATCGGTGCTGTATTCTTTGACCCTGAAACTGGCGAAATGGGTGAGCAGTTTTATCAACGTGTCAGCCTGGGCAGTTGTGTAGGCCACGGTCTCACTATGGGGTCAGAAACCGTATTATGGTGGATGCGTCAGGATGCCGAAGCGCGTAGCGAGCTGCTTAATGATTATTGCCTGGACTTGCCTCTGGCTTTAGCGAATCTGGAAGCCTTTATTACTGAGCATTCTGACCCATCTAAAGTGCAGGTATGGGGGAATGGTGCGGCGTTCGACAATGTTATTTTACGTAATGCATCAGAGAAATGCGGGTTTGCCGATCCACTTTGGTACTACTGGAATGACCGTGATGTAAGAACGGTTGTTGAACTGTCAAAAACGCTTGGGCTGAATGTCCGTAGTATTATTAAGTTTGAAGGCGTTAAACATCACGCTTTATATGATGCTATTCATCAGGCTAAAGTTGTCTCTTATGTCTGGATGTATCTCGTTAAAATAGCCAGTGTGAAATAACTATGCTGACAGTGACCTCTCATGCAAGCGAAAGTGTCATATGTAAGGCATTTTCTGTGTTGACGGAATATTACAGTGGCAAAAAGATATATCAGGTTATAAAACCACATCATTATTTTTCGGTGCGTATTTCTTATCGGTGGCGACTGTTGAGTAAAGATAAGGGGCAACACTGGGAATTAATGACGCATGAGCGATATAACAAACAGTACAGAATATAATTTTTGCCATTTTACACACATTCAATTCTGGATTATTTATGAACGCAACGATACAACAGGACGTTGTGCGACGCCTTGTCCGTGACTTCGAATTTAAAGAACGGGATAAATATTTACAGCAGGGCAAATGCCCTGCCTGTCATAAGCGCGAATTATTTACCAGCATTGAAAAGCCCTGGATTCTCAAGTGTGGCCGCGAAAATAATTGCGGCCATCAAACTGTTGTTAAAGAGCTGTATCCAGACATTTTTGAAGACTGGTCAAAGCGGTACCAGGCCACAGAAGATAACCCTCATGCGGTAGCTGAGGCGTATCTGCGTGAAGCTCGGGGACTGGATACCGAACCGCTGAAAGGTTGCTTTACCCAGGGGGCATTTGCCAAAGACAACATGGGTTCGGCAACGGTCAGATTTAAGCTGGCCTGTGGTGCGACGTGGGAGCGCATCATTGACCAGCCGCAGCGCTTCGGTAAGCAGAAAGCGAACATCAGAGGCAGTTACGTTGGCCACTGGTGGGTTCCGCCGTCCGTGAACCTGCTGGAAGTGAATGAAATTTGGATCACTGAAGGTATATTCAACGCGCTGAGCCTGTGCCAGGCGGGTTTACCCGCAGTGGCCACACTGAGCAGTAACAATTACCCACTGGCGGCGCTGGATACACTGGCTAAAGAACTGGGCGAAAAAACCCGTCCACGCCTGGTATGGGCGTTTGATGGCGACAAAGCCGGCATTAAGCACACGCTGGCCTTTGCCGCTCGCAGTGAGGACGCCGGCTGGAAAGTTCGTGCGGCGCAACCGGTGAAATCATCTTCCAGTCTGGACTGGAACGACCTGCTGTTACGTGGACGGTTCAGCAAATCGGACATCAAAAACTATCGCTACTATGGCGATCTCCTGCTGGCGAAAAGCCCGACAGAAAAAGCGTTGCTCATGCATCAACATAATGAGTGGCATTCGTTCTATTTTGAGCATAACTCCCGCATGTACTGGTTTGAGCTGGATCTGGACAGGTATATGCGAGCCTATGAGCGCATCACCAATACCGGAACCGAAGTGGTGATGGAGTGGGAGGCCAAAGAACGGGCGGTTAAAGAGTCTGGTGGAGTGACGGAAATCGCCAACTGCTGGCTGACACCTCTCTACTTCCAGCGCTCTGAACCTACGGACGAGTCCTGGTATTACGTGAAGGTCAATATGCCGAACCGACCGGCTGTGAAAGATACTTTCACGGCTAATCAGCTCACAAGTTCCGCAGAGTTCAAAAAGCGGCTGCTGCATATCGCGAAAGGGGCAGTGTACACCGGCAGTACCAAACAGCTGGATAAATTCATCCAGATGCGCCTCCCCGAAATCAAAGAGGTCAGGACGCAGAATTTCATCGGCTACAACAAGGATTATGCCGCATGGCTGTTTAACCGTGTGGCCGTTTGCGATGGCCGACTGTACGAAATGAATGATGAAGACTACTTCGAGATCAACAGTGCCAGCGTTAAGAGTTTGAGCCTTACACCGTCGCTGGATCTGAATCCTAATCTGAAAGAGTTTACCACTGGCTGGATAGACGATATCTGGACAGCCTTTGGGGAAAAAGGGTATGTGGCGCTGGCGTTCTGGCTGGGGTCACTTTTTGCCGAGCAAATCCGGGAGCGTGACAAGTCTTTCCCGTTCCTTGAAATCGTTGGTGAGCCGGGGACAGGTAAATCAACGTTGATTGAATTTCTGTGGAAGCTCGCCGGCCGTGAAGAATATGAAGGTTTTGACCCGTCAAAATCGACTGCCGCCGCGCGCGGCCGTAACTTTGCACAGGTCGGTAACTTGCCGGTGGTCTTAATCGAAGGCGATCGTACTACGGATAATGCTAAACAACGGGCTTTTGACTGGGACGAACTGAAATCTCTGTATAACGGCCGAGCCTCCCGCGCCGTGGGTATCAAGTCAAATAATAATGAGACTTACGAACCGCCGTTCAGAGGCAGCATTGTGATCGCACAGAATGCCGATACTGACGGCAGCAAGGCGTTTCTTGAACGAATCATTCACATCTACACCGATAAGCGCGGCCAGTCTATCCACACGCGCCATGCAGCGGAACGGCTTGAACAACTCCCGGTTAGTCAGGTCTCCGGGTTCACGCTGCTGGCTACCATGCGCGAAAAAGAAATCATGGAAACGTTTGGCAGGGGCTACGAGCGCGCCCGTAATGAGCTGGAGTCTAACGCCAACATTCGGCATATCCGTATCGCGAAAAATCATGCGCAACTGGTTGGTTTGCTTGAGGCGCTGGCGCTGGTCGTCCCTGTGCCGGTTGAACGGATCGAGAAGACCCGCCAGGCGATAACAATGCTGGCTGAAGAGCGTTGTCAGGCGCTCAAAAAGGATCACCCGATGGTTCAGGAGTTCTGGGAGCTGTTTGATTACCTGGACGAACTGGCGCCATACGGTATCAACCATTCATCTGATGAAAATGAAATCGCGGTCAACTTCAACCATCTGGAGGAAGTCGCCGCAGCTCACCGGCAGCGCATCCCGTTTACGCTAACGGAAATCAAAAAACTCCTTAAGAACGGTAATGAACGCCGTTTTATCGACACGAAAACCACACGTAGTGCGGTGAGTGAGCGTCATAACCGTGGCAAAGGTGATATGCAGCGAATGCCTGAAACGTTCCGCTGCTGGATATTCAGCCGTGAAAAATGAGAGGGAAGTGAAAATGGAAGTTTGGGTAAAAATGTACGAAGTTGATCGCCGGCAGGTGCTGATTGAAAAAGTGTCTGGTGATGATGGTGAACCGGGAATTGCCTGTCGCTGGAAAACCGGCGCGGATTGTGATGTTTCTACGGAACTGAGCGTTTTCTTCACTATGTCAGATGATGCCAAAAACAGAGAGTTGCGTGACCGAGTATTTGAAAAGGCAGGTGAAGAATGGATTAAGCATGTATTCAATGCTCCGTTCCACTTTCCGCTCTGAAAGGTCGGATATGTCAGAGTCATTATTATTGTGGGCTGCTTCTCTTGTTCTGGCGTTACTTTCAGAGGCAGTGAGAAGGACAGACCACTCTCTGGTCACGTTGTTATGTGTCCTTTTGGCCTGTGCTGTAGGTTACGGCCTCGCCATATTCTCATTTATTAATGTAATTCGCGGAATCTGAGAGAGAAGGGCGCAGGGGCAGTACAAGCCCCTGCAACGCTCTTACGGGACGGTTGTGTATAAGAAAATGCTGAAAAAATTAGCCAGTGATTGTAACATTAGCTAAAACAGCCAGTTATCAATAAACACCACGTCTGCACCGCAGGATGCAAGAAACAAAACTGAGGAACCAATGACCTGTTTAGTCTCCCTTGTTGTATATATTTTGGGCTTTGTTGCTATGTTTTACTATTCGGCGCGGCGTGATGTGGAGTGCGATCTTGAGCAGAACCCGAGGGAAGCATTTCTCTTTGCCTTATTCTGGCCACTGCTTATCTTGTTTCTTGCCGTTTTTATTCTTGTTGAAAAAATAGCCAGTCTGGTATGCGTAGCTTATCGTTACTGTTATTCAAAGGTACTGGGAAAAGACTAATATATGACCAGTTGCAGACCGGCAGATAATGAAATTGTTCAGGTTTTGCACAATGACAGGAATAAAAAAGCACCGGTAACGGTGCTTTTTGCTATGCGGCCAGGCTGGCTTCAAGTAAATCCAGCGTCATTTGTTTTTGTTCCGGCGATAATGAGTTGATGATGGTCTGTAGCATCATGTTGCCGGTTTTAGCGCTGGGGCTGAGTGTATGAGAAAACGTCAGATTCAGAACGAACGTATGCCCGCACTCAACATCCGAACACGCGCAATAAATATCTGAAATATGCGGGTGTTTGGGATTTGTCTTCCTTATTACTGCTTTCGCCCCGCATTCAGGGCATTTAACATTCAGTACCCGCATTTCCCTCGCTCCGTCAATCAGAAAACGTCGATATTTTAACCTGTTTGAGGACATTAATCACCTTCCAGCTCACTGTCTTTCAGGAAATTAAGGTACAGGTGGGGCGGTACATCACTTTCTTGCTCTACTGCGGCGGTGAACATACGCTGAATGGGTAAAATCTCCGCCTTGCGGTAGGTTTTGGCCGCTTTCTCAATATCTCCCATCACTGCGCCGTTCGTCGGGATAATCCCCGCCAGCCCTGCCGGGAAGCGATGCGCGGTCAGGACGTCCTGGGCGCTGATGCTCTTGATGTTCTGAAACTCATCTTTGGCGCTGATATCGCCAATCGGGATAAATTTGATGCCGTCTGGATTGCCTTTGGGGATGTTCACAAACATGGTGCTGAAGTTCCCGATCCCCTTAGACTGTTCCAGCTTGCTGATAATCTCTTCTTCCACTTCGTCGGTCATGTTCGGGTCATTGGAATAGATAATGCCCCCGGTGTGTGCGCCGTTGTGATAATAGCGGCGGCGGAAGATTGTCGCTTCACCGTTCAGCATCGCGGAATGAATGCCGCTGATGTAGTCCGGCAGGCCGTAGATCGCCTGCTGCGGATCGTACTGCTTCAGGAAGATAATATCCTCTGGCGTGTAAATCATGGGTTCCGCCTGTTGCAGTACGACGAACTCTCCCGTTTTGCGCTGTCGGGTGTACAGTGCCGGCAGCGGATACAGCGCGATTACGTCACCCCAGCCGTTACGCACTTTCAGAATGGCCACATCACCGAAGGTCAGCCAGTCAAATACGGCTGCGCCAAGCTGTTCATGCGTCAGACCGCCGTCCTTATAGTTGGCCGTCACCATGTTGCGGCGGGCATACAGCACGCCGCCGTGCTGTGCGTTCAGGTTAACCAGTTGTGCCAGTGCCAGACGGTCAATCGGGAGCGTCCAGTGTTCCGCCTCATTGTCATACCATACGTCTGTGTAGTTTGTACCGGTGGTCAGGATGGGTTCTGGTTTACCCAGGCTGATAAGGCTCATATGACGCGGTTTTGGGGCGCTGCGGCGCTCCCTGAATTTGCGTTTCTTCATGCTGCTTTCCCTAAGTTTCCCCAGCGGGATTTACGCTGGTTTCCGTAATTGAGTGGTTCATTGTCGATAGCGTGGGCGATAGCCCAGAAACTGTCTGCGTGGCCGGTTTCAGCGGTACGATCGGCGACAAATGTCATAGCGTTGCCGCTGGCCGTGGACGTGCGACGGATGGTCATAAAGCTGGCGGCAATTTCGGTTTTCTCCTTATCCCATTCCACGCGGCCGTCTTCGATAACGTCGATCATCTTCATCACAAGGCGATTTTTTGTCTCGACGCCGTAGCGGATTGCGACAGCCTGGCGCATGGCAAAGTGCTGAACATCTTCAAATACACCGCTACCCAACCCGGTGATATCTATGCCGATGTAGGTCATGTTGTACTGGCCAAACAGCTTCTTAATCTGTGCCGCCTGCCATTTCCAGTTCATCCCTTGCCAGTGAAAAACGCGCAGCACGCGAAACTTTTCGACGGCCAGTATCGGCGGCGCGATAATCACAAATGTGGATGTGTCGCCGCTGCGGGCGGGGTCATAGCCCGCCCATACCTCACGATTGCCGAACGGCCGGGGCAGGTTTTCGTCGTGATCTTCCCAGGTGGCAGGATCTACACAACAGCGCTCTACATGTGAGAATGAGAACACGCTGTCTTTGCTGTCCACGAACACGCACATATAGAGCATGTTGAAGGCGTCGCGGTTGTAGCGGTTGCGTAGTGTCTCGATGCTGGCGAGGTTATAGCCGCCTGCGATCGCGTCTTCCATCGTGATGATGTAGCGCCACTGGCCGTCAGGGCAGATTCGTCCGCCGTCGCGCAGCTCTTTGTCTGTCGGAAAGACTGCTCTCGCACGCTTTTTGTCGCCGCGTTTCCACTCTTCCCCCGTCCAGAACGGGTACGCCTGATGGGTCTTGCTGCTGGGCGTGGAAAAGTAAGTGGTACGCCATTTATCAATCGTGGCCATCGCACTTGCCACTTCGTTCAGTTTGGCGAAGTTCGGTACCCAGAAATATTCATCGCAGTAAAGATGGCCGTTGTAGGACTGCGCGGTATTCTTGTTGGTGGACAGAAAGCGCAGCTCCGCGCCGTTGGACAGGCGGATGGGGTTGCCGGTGAGTTCTACTCCGAAATGTTGTTCGGCAATATTCACAATGTAGCTGCGGAAGACTTCCGCCTGGGCTTTCGATGCAGAGAGGAAGATTTGCGGATCACCGGTCATGACCGCGCTTTCAAAAGCCTCTATCGAAAAGTACCAGGTCGCGCCAATCTGGCGGCTTTTAAGTATATTTCTGACCTGCTGGTGAAGATTGGCACGCAGGTGTTTCTGGTAGCCGAAAAGATGCTCCAGCGCGAACCGGTCAAAATCTTCCTGAGTAAGCCCGCTGATATCATTCTTTTTATACTTACCGCGTTTACGGGGCTTATCATCGCCACCAGACTGTCGGGATGCCGGCGCATCATTTTCACTGTATTTAATTTCTGCCAGCTTTTCCTGGTGTTTATTATGCTGCGCGCGCAGTTTCACAAGATGCGCCACGAGACTGTCCAGCTCGCGCAGCTCCAGCTCCGATTTTCCTTCACGCAGAGTCAGCGTCTGTACTCGACGGTTTAAGGCATCTTCTGTTGATTCGTGGCTTAGTAATTCCGCCCAGCAATATTTCTCCGCCCAGTAATAGACAATACGTCTGTTTGGCAGATTAAGTTCGCTTGCTATTTCCTGCGGGGTATAGCGTTTTAAATATAGCGCCCTCGCAACGCCTTTTAATTCTTCACTGTATTTTGCCATTGGCTTCCTTGCCCGTTTCTCCACCTTATAGATGACTGTGAATCCTGCATGGGTGAATTATTCAGTAATTTGGCTCATTTTTTTTGAAAAGAAATCGGGAATATTCGGTGAAGGCCTTATATCCGAATTTTTACAAAATGAAGTGAATGCGGCAGTTAATTTTATTGGTGATACTAAAAACCGCAGCAGGAAGGGAGGCAATATGTCAGGTTCACAACTGGCAACAAACTGGATTTGTATCGCTACTGCGGGTGAAACGGTTGATAAACGTACCATTGAAGAACAATGGTTACTGGATGCTGCTGAGTTATACGACCCCAATTTATATACCGCGCTGTTGTGGCCGGAGCATACCCGTAATTTCGGGAATATGGGGGAAGTGCTGGAAGTAAAAGCCGAGCGGGATGATGAAGATATTCTTCGTTTATATGCCCGCCTTTGTCCTGCTATTTCATTGCTACAGGCAAACGCGAAAGGGCAGCTTTTATTTTTATCACCGGAGTTTACACCGGACGGGAATTTCAGAAATACCGGGAAAACCTATCTCGAGGGGCTGGCTATTACCGACAGTCCGGCTGGTGTAAGCACGACACGGCTACGTTTCAGCCGCACAAAGGGAAAACGCATCGGGCCATATAAGCCGCTGGCGTTTGACGAAGTAAGGGAATTTAAAAAGGAAAAGGGAATGTCACAGGCAAAAAAAGGCTGGCGTCATTTTTTCAGCATTGAAGAACCGGAGCAGACGCCCGATCAGGATAAAACGCCATCTGATGCCATGCAGGCGCTGGCGGAGGCGCTGGATGCTATTGAGAAGCGTGTTTCAGCTATTGAAAGCCGTCTCGATACTGCTGAAGAAGCGGTGTCCGATGTGCAGGACGATGTGGACACCGTGAAAGATGTGGTGGATACCGAAGATTTCGCGCGTCTGGTTGGCAATCTGCCGGAACTGGTGAAGAACTTCAGCAAGCTGAATAACAAAGTTACCCAGTTGCCGGACAAGAAATTCAGCAAGGGCAAAAAAGGCTTCAATTTCCTGTAAGGGATAACACTAATTTTCTTTAAGGATAAAGAATATGCAATTGAATGCAAAAGCCCGTCAGTTTCTGCGTCAGTACCACATCGGGCTGCGTGAATCCTACGGTGCTACTGATGGCGACCGTTGGTTTGCGCTGACCGACCCGAAAGAAACCCAGCTGCGCAATGCGCTGATGGAGCAGTCTGACTTTCTGAATCTGATCACCGTTGCTGATGTTGACCAGTTACAGGGGCAGGTTGTGCCGGTTGGCAGTTCTGGCCTGTATACCGGGCGCGTACTGGATGGCCGCTTCCGTAAGAAAGTAGGCGTGAGCGGTAATGATTACAAGCTGGTCGAAACAGATTCCTGTGCCGCACTGACCTGGCAACTGCTTTCTGTCTGGGCGAATGCCGGCGATGAAGGTGAGTTCTTCCAGCGCGTGCAGGAATTTACTAACCAGTCATTTGCGCTGGATATGCTGCGTATCGGCTTTAACGGGAAAACCATTGCGGAAACCACGGACGCCGAGCAGAACCCGAACGGCGAAGATGTGAACAAGGGCTGGCACCAGATCGTTAAAGAGTGGAAGGATGGCCAGCAGATCATCACCGATGCGGTTGTGCTCGATGGCGACGGTAAAGGTGATTATGTGTCACTCGATGCGATGGCATCCGACCTTATCAACGCCAAAATCCCGGCACAGTTCCGCAATGACCCGCGTCTTGTGGTGCTTGTCGGTGCTGACCTTGTGGCGGCTGAATCTTTCCGCCTGTACCAGAAAGCGGATAAGCCGACTGAGAAGATCGCCGCGCAGCTGCTGTCTGACAGTATCGCTGGCCGTACGGCTTACGTCCCGCCGTTTATGCCGGGCAAACGTATGATCGTCACCACGCTGCCGAACCTGCATATCTACACCCAGCGCGGTACGCGCCAGCGTAAGGCGGAGTTTGTTGAAGACCGTAAACAGTACGAAAACAAATACCTGCGTAATGAAGGTTATGCGGTTGAGTATCCTGAACTGTACGCCGCGTTTGATGAAAGTGCGGTAACTATCGGGGCACCGGTCACGCCTCCGGCAGGGGAGTAAAGGGGATTTTATGCAACTGTCACCGGCACAGCGTCACAGCGCACGAATTGAAGCGGAGCGGTTACTGCGACAGCAGCAGTCTCTGGACACGGAAACCAGCCTGCATATTCAGATTGTTGCGCTGGAGAAGGATGTGGCAGCGGCCGCAGCGATTGAGAGCCGTGCTGAACGCATTGAATTTAAGCGTGATGTGCTGTTACCGCGCTGGATGCCTACCGCCCAGACCTGGCTGGACGGTGACAGTGTGCAGCAGAATCCTGTTTTTGCCTGGTGTGTCGTCTGGCTGTTTGATACAGGCCAGTTTGATCAGGCGCTGGACTGGGCGGATGTGGCAATCCAACGGGGGCAGGAAACCCCGGCCGCGTTCGGCAGTACGTTCCCGGTGTTTGTGGCGGATACGGTGTTGTCCTGGGCGGAATCGGAAGCCGTGCAGGGGCATGATTTAGATCCGTATTTCAGCCGCACGCTGGAAAACGTGATGCAGCACTGGAATGTGTATGAGGTCATTAAGGCCAAATACCTGAAGTTTGCCGGTCTGCACCTGCTGCGCGATGAAAACGGAGAGCCACGCGCAGCGGCAACGGAAGACAGGGAAGTATTGCTCCGGGCTAAGGAACTGCTGGAGCTGGCGAAGGGATTCGACCCTAAATGTGGTGTCGGCACGATGTTGCAGCGTATTGCTGCACGTCTGCGGGCGCTGGAGAAAGAGACTACGGGAGTTTGATATGTCGTTTAAGCATGAGTTAGGACAGGTTGTTGAAGTTTCCATTAGCGGTGAAGAGGGGCATATCAAAGCCCGCGCGGAATATACCAACAGCTGCAACCAGTATCTGATCCACTACCAGACTGCTGACGGCCGCGCATCTGATGCGTGGTTTGAAGAAGGCGAGATTCAGGCCGCAAAACGCGGCGCATAAGGCTACCGACCCGAAAGCGGGCGCGGTGGAGGGGATCGCATAAGCGTGTCGCCCGTGGAAACCGGCCTGCCCGCTTTTTTTCGGAGAAACAGGATGTTCAGCGGAACCTCTATTGATTTTGATGATGCCATTCTGACGAATGACGGCTTCTGGCCAGACCTGAGCGTGAAGGATTTTCAGTCCCAGCGCACCATTCCGGCCGATATCGATGCGGCCACCATTCGCCAGGCGCTGCTGACCGCAGCCGGCGAAATCAATGATGATCTGATCAAGGTGGCCGCAAAATATCAGGGCGATGGTCATGCCAGCGCCGGGGCGGTTCCGGGGGTGGAAATCGACGGCGAAAACCTGCTGTGTGCTCGTTACCGTAAGGCGGTATATGCCCGTGCCAAAGCTGATCTGATGGGGGAGTTTGCGTCCATTGGGCGGCGCGAGAGCCATCCGGGGCAGGAGAGCGACGAAACCCGTTCCAGCCTGATTGCCGAATCCACACTGACGGTAAGGCGTATCAAGGGACTTAAACGTATTACGGTGGCCATGATATGAGCCAGCTTAAGCAACTGACCGATTTCCTCATTGCGAACATGCCAAAGCGGGCAATGCAGGGATTTGACAGCCAGATGGACGAAATCACGTTCATTCCGGCACAGCGGGATAACGGGCTGGGTCAGTATCGCCTTGCCATCATCCGCTACAACGCCGTCCTGACATGGGAGCGTTATCCGTACCGCGAGTACGATCCCAAAATCCTGATGGCGCTGTTTATGTCCTGGCTGACGGAGGATGAGCGGGGGCTGCTGGAGGAAACCGGCATTGACAGCGAGCTGCCGGAGTTCGATATCGAGACTATCGACCAGGAGACCGCCATCATGGTGGTGACGCTGCCGATGGCGGAAGAACTGAATATGGTTCCCGATCCCAAAGGTGAAATCCCCTTCGATGGTCAGCGCTGGCGACTGGCTGAGCCGGATATCTGGACGGCGGAGGAAGTGACCATTATCCCGCTCACTGAGGGGCAAAAATGATTCGGGGAGAGCTGAATCAGGAGCAGTTCCGGCAGCTTCAGGCGGCGCTGGCCAGCCTGGAGTTACCGCCACCGAAGCGCCGCCGCCTGTTGTGGCGTATGGCTAAATACGGTGTGGAAGCTGCCTCTAAGCGCAATGTGCGTAATCAGCAGTCCCCGGACGGGGATAAGTGGCCGGCAAGGCAGACACGGCGTAAGGGCAAGATGCTGCGCAATATGCCAAAACTTATCCGCATCCGGGAGATGCCGGAAACCGAGTCGGTCAGGCTGTATCTTGCCGGCGGTCATTATCGCAATGCTAAAGGTAATTTGCCTGCCGGCGTCGTGGGCTATGTCCAGCAAAACGGAATGAGTGTCACCGTTAACCGTAAGCAGGTAGCAGGCCGTGAGCAGGGGGATAAACCCGCCTCACTGCGACAGGCGAAACGCCTGCGCAAAGCCGGGTACAAAGTCAGGCGTGGCAAGCGCTGGCGTAAACCCGGATATAAGGAAATACAGGAAAAAATGACCGCCCGTCAGGCTGGTCTGCTTATCCGGGTACTGGAGGATAAGCCGGTCAAAACGGCCTGGCAGATTGATTTACCTGCCAGGGCGTTTCTGGGGATTGGTCAGGAAGATTTTAACAAAGCGCTGGCGCGACAGCTTCAGGCTGTCGGGTTCGGTCTGGATGTTAACGCGCAGGATATCAGGGGGAGATCATGACCTGGCCAACTGTAACCGTGAACCAGGTAAACCAGCTGCTGGGCGAAACCAATGAGGTGGAGCGCACGCTGCTGTTTATCGGTACCGGTTCAACGAATGTAGGGAAGACGCTGGCCGTCAACGCGCAGAGCGATTTTGATGCGTTGCTGGGCGAGGGTGACAGCCCGTTAAAGAGTGATGTACTGGCCGCGCTGGCTAATGCCGGCCAGAACTGGTGGGGATTTGTCCATGTGCTGGCCGCAGACAGCGAGCCGGATGCCTGGGTGGCAGCGGTTAAAGCTGCACAGGTGTCCTGTTCGGTTGAAGGGGTGGTGCTGTCGGATGATGTATCCGCTAAAGCGACCATTAACCAGGCGGCAACGCTGCGATCGGAACTGGCGGCAAAATACGGGCGCTGGGTGTGGTTCATCCTGGCCGTGCAGGGAATGCAGGAGGAAGAAGCCCAGGCGGATTACCTGACCCGTGTGTCTGCCATTCAGGATGGTATTGCAGAGAAGGCGGTGCAACTGGTTCCGCGTTTGTGGGGAAATGAGCCGGGTGTGCTGGCTGGTCGTCTGTGCAGTCGTGCCGTGACTATCGCAGACAGTCCTGCCCGTGTGAAAACCGGGGCGCTGCTTAATCTGGGCAGTGATGAAATGCCGGTTGATGGTACCGGGGCGGTACTGGAGCTGGCCACGCTTCAGGCACTGGAAGCCCAGCGCTTTAGTGTGCCGATGTGGTACCCGGATTATGACGGTTTTTACTGGGCTGACGGGCGAACGCTGGATGTGGAAGGCGGCGATTACCAGTCGATTGAAACCCTGCGTGTTGCCGATAAAGCCGCGCGTCGTGTGCGTTTGCTGGCTATCGGCAAAATTGCCGACCGTTCGCTTAACAGCACACCGGGTAGTATTGCCGCACACCAGACGCTGTTTGCGCGTCCGTTGCGTGAAATGTCCACGGCCGCAAACATTAACGGCGTGTCCTTCCCGGGCGAGGTGAAGCCGCCGCAGGATGGCGATATTACGATCGTCTGGAAGAACAAAAAGGCCGTAGATATTTACATTGTGGTGCGTACGTATGAAGTACCGCTGCAAATCACGATCAGCCTGTTGCTGGATGCCAGCCTGGAGGCAAACTCATGACCAGACGAATTTCCGGCATGTCCTTCGACTTCTATATGGATGGCGAGCTGGTACATGCGGAGAAGATTTCGCTCGATATTACCGACAATACCGCCGCTGCGCAGACGCGCGGCGTGCCAGACGGCTGGGTGGATGGCGACGTGTCCGCAGAAGGTGAGCTGGAGCTGGCTACCAAAGCGCTGGTTTCCATTAAAGCCCGGGCGCAGTCTGCCGGGTCGTGGCGTGGAATTCCTGAGCTGGATTTTCTTTTCTATGCCAAAGCCGGCAACGAAGAAACCAAAGTGGAGGCGTTCGGCTGCAAGCTGCTGCTGAACAACCTTCTGGATCTCGATCCCAAAGGCGGGGCGCTGTCCACGCGAAAAATTAAGTTTCTCGTGACCAGTCCCAAATTTATCAATATTGACGGCATTCCGTATCTGGAAGCGGAAGCCACGGAAAATCTGATCGGATAAGAGGCAGGGATGCAGGATTACGAAAAGGGATTTATTGCGCTTGTTGTCATGGGGGCGCTGATTGCACTGGGTAAGCTGCTGAACAGCGATGAGCCGATCACCATTCGTCTGGTTGCAGGTCGCGTTATTGTCGGCAGCGGGTTGACGCTGGTCGCCGGAGTGGCGTTGTACTTTGTCCCGGATATCCATCCTCTGGCCATCGCCGGTTTTGGTTCCAGTCTGGGTATCCTCGGGCAGAACGTCGTGGAAGCATGGCTGCGCAAGCGGGCTTTTTCAGGGATTTTTGATAAAAGGGCAGGGAAATGACACTGAGCGAAAAGCAACAACGGTTTACTTCGATGATTGCGTTGTTAATCCAGTATGCCAACGCCAACGGGATGTGGCTGACCTTCGGTGAGGCGTACCGTACACCGGAACAGGCTGCACTGAACGCGAAGAAAGGCAGCGGCATTTCCAACAGTCTGCACACCTTGCGTCTGGCCGTTGATTTTAATCTGTTCGTGAAGGGAGAGTACAAAACCCGCACGGAAGATTATCTGCCACTGGGTGAATACTGGGAATCGCTGGGTGGTTCGTGGGGAGGGCGCTTCAAATCCCGTCCTGACGGTAATCACTTCAGTCTGGAACACAACGGGGTTCGCTGATGGACAGAACGGTGGCGGGAGTTCTGTTGCTGGTCGCGCTGGCGTTTGCCAGCGGCTGGACAGTGGCCGGATGGCAGCGGGACAGTATTGATCTGACCATCCGTGATACCGCCGCCGCTACTGGCAAGGAGCTTGCTGGTATTGCCAGTTCATCCAGTCGCCGGCTGGAAGAAAAGCTGGAGGCGATAAAGGAGGTGCAACCGCGTGAAATTCGTACCGAAGTGGTTAAGCCGGTGTTTACCAACGTGTGTATGTCTGATGATTTTGTCCGCATGTACAACGAGGCCGCAGCCGGTACCGAACGTGCGTTATCAGGAAAATCTGCTGACTAAATGCGTCACGCAGCTGCCGCGCCTGAGAGGCATTCAGGGTAAAGACGCGGCGGATATTTTAACAGTTTACCTTGATCTGTACGGTCAGTGTGCCGCACGACATAACCAGCTTGTTGATGAAATTAATTTAAGAGAGAGTGTTATTTATGGAAAAGATTAATCTTACTGTTTGTGGTCAGGATATTACCTTTGAGCCTAACCAGACGGCCTATAATAAGTTAATTAATGAAATGGCGATGGATAATAAAGTTGTGCCAGCGCACAATTATCTGACGCGTATTGTTGCGGCGGAAAGCAAAGAAGCGCTGGCTGATATTTTAAAACGTCCCGGCGCTGCGCTTCAGCTTGTGAGTAAAGTTAACGAACTTTACGCGCCAGAACTGGAAATTGAAGTAAAAAACTAACAAGACGAGTCCAGGCTATTGAAGAGAATGGACTCGAACAGTATTTAATATTGCGTCGTCATTATCTCCCGCATGGAGAAGATACCGTGGATGATATTTCCGCTGCTGTCTGGCTGGATAATCGTCACTGGGAATATATGCGTATTGCAGTGGCTAACGGAATTAACACTGCTTTTAAAGGCACGGAATGAAACAATTAGATTTTACATTAAGCCTGATTGATAAACTGACCCGCCCGTTAAAACAGGCTCAGGGCAGCGTCACAGGTTTTGCGGAAAAATCAAAAGCGTCCTTTATGCGTATTGGCGGCGGTGTGCTGGCGCTGGCAGGTACCGGAATGGCAATCAAAGGCGCGTTATCGCCTGCTCTGGAAATGTACGATGCGCTGAATGATGCCGCCGCCAAAGGGATTGACGATACATCGCTGAAAACCGTGCAGCGTGACGCACTGCGATTCAGCATGACCTACGGCGCCAGCGCGGTGGAGTTCGTGAAGTCAACGGAAGACATTAACGCCTCCATTGCCGGCCTGAGCAGTACCGAGTTACCGAAAGTGACGAAGGTCGCCAATACGCTGGCTTTTGCCATGAAATCCACCGCCGCCGAAACAACGGAGTTTATGGGGCAGATGTACGGCAACTTTTCCGCTGAAGCGACAAGGCTTGGGAAAGTCCCCTTTGCCGAACAGCTGGCGGGAAAGATGGTGTACATGCGCAAAACCTTCGGTACCGAGATGGGAGCCATCAAAGACCTGATGGAAGGTGCGCGAGGCGTCGGGACTAACTACGGTGTCGGGATGGACGAACAGCTGGCGGTGCTGGGGCAACTGCAACGCACGCTGGGAACGGAGGCCAGTAGCGCCTACGAGGGCTTTATGACCGGCGCGATTGATGGCGCTAAAAAGCTCGGACTTTCGTTTACCGACGTGAACGGCAAAATGCTGTCAATGCCGGACATGCTGACGAAGCTCCAGAACAAGTACGGCAAAAGCCTGGATGGCAACCTGAAAGCGCAGGCGGAGCTGGATGCCGCCTTTGGTGACAGTTCCGCCGTGGTCAAACAGCTGTATGGCAACGTTGCCTTACTGCAACGCAATATCACTGAGCTGGGCGGTGCTGACGGACTGAAGCGCACGCAGGAAATGGCGGCAAAAATGGTGAAGCCGTGGGATCGCTTTGTGCAAATCCTGAAAGCCATTCAGACGGTGATTGGCCTGACGTTGATCCCCGTTCTGTATCCGGTACTGAACCGGCTGGCCGATATGGGGCAGACCTTCGCGCGCTGGATGCAGATGTTTCCCAATATCGCGCGCGTTATCGGCTATGCATCCATGACGTTGCTGGGCTTTGCCGCCGTGGGGGCGACAGCAAATATCGTAATGGGTGTTTCTGCATTCATCATAACGGGGCTGACTGGTATCTGGCGTTTGCTGGTTGCAGTCGTGAAGTCTTACACCGTGGTTGTCTGGCTTGCGCAGAAAGCGGTTTTAGCCTGGAACATTGTGCTGAAAACCCTGCGGGGCGCTCTGCTGGCGGTACGCATGGTCGCGATACTGGCAGGCATCAGTATCAACCTGATGAGCTGGCCGGTGCTGTTGGTCATCGGTGCGATTGCCGCGCTGGTTGTGGGCTGTTACCTGCTGGTTAAACACTGGGATGCCATCAAAGCCGCTGTGATGGACAGCGCCGCCTTTAAGGCTGCGGCGGACGTGGTGAAGTGGCTGGCCGGTGTGTTTACTTCAGCATGGGATTCCGTCATCGCCGGCTGGAACAGCTTCATTGCGTTGCTCTACGGGTTTTCTCCGTCAAAGGCGTTGGGCGGCATGGCCAGCGGTATTGTGACGATGTTTGATAACGTCTGGCAGACCATCAAAGGCGGGTTCCTGAAGTCCTGGAACTGGATCGTTGAAAAGCTCAACAAGATACCCGGCGTCAGTATTTCAATGGCCAGTGAAGGCCAGCCGGCGCTGACGGGCAATACTCTTTCCACTGGCGGAGAATTAAAAGGCATTGAACGGGGCGGTATCAGCAGCACTATCAGCAAAAATTCAAAGTCGGTAACGGATAACAGCAAAAACATTGGCGAAGTGCATTTCCATAGCGAACAGCCATTTACGCCGGGTCTGCTAATGGAATGGCAGGAGCTTAATTAATGAGTGATTTACTTTATATCGACCTGCTTATTGAAGGGCGTAACTTCGTACTTAATACGGGTAGTGAACCTGAGCTGTGTAATAACCGTAAAAGTATCGGGCAGGATGTTGTTCATTCAATTATCGAAAGTGGCCTCGCTACGCAATTAATTGCCGAGCGCAGCCCGACTTTACGCGCGGATATTTTTACCCAACTGGAACTGCTGGTTGAAAGTGACGATCGCATTGTGCCGGGTACGGTAGAAATCAGCGAGGAAAGCGCTAAACGTCTGTGGGTGACAGCCGGTACGTATGATTTTGGCAGTATTACTTATCAGGTGAACTTATGACGGAAAAGCCGCAGGTCGATTTTGAAGAGGTGGTAAAAGCCAGCGGGATGCCGACCACGGAAGAAGAGGTGCGTACCCGTTTTAATACCGTTGTGGCCGATGAAGGGCTGATTACTAATACGTCCCGCATGTCGCCGTTCTGGCGGCTGATTACTGCGATTGTAACCGCGCCGGTGATGTGGCTGAAGGATGCGCTGGTTGCGGTAGTAATGCCTGGTATGTTTGTGGCCACCGCCACCGGCCAGATGCTGCGCCTGCTGGCCTGGGCGGTGAACGTCACGCCAAAACCGGCCAGCGCGGCCGAGGGTGTGATCCGTTTCTTCAAGGAGGATGTCAAGCAGGTGGTGACGGTGAAAGCCGGCACGGTAGTACAGACGGAGCGTATCAACGGGAAAGTCTACGCATTATCCACCGTTGCGGATGTGACGATCCCTTCCGGTACCGCCAGTTCATTGCTGGCCGTGAAAGCGACGGGAACGGGGGGCGCATATAACCTTGCGCCGGGATACTACCGTATTTTGCCGGTGGCGGTGGATGGTATCAGCCACGTTGCCAGTGAAGAAAACTGGCTGACTGTGCCGGGAGCTGACGAGGAGAGCGACGACGAACTGCGCGAACGCTGCCGCAATCAGTTTAACCTGGTTGGCAACTATCACACCGATGCGGTTTACCGCTCGATGATTGCCGGCGTGGCCGGCCTGAGCATTGACAGGATTTTCTTTGAGCATGACGCACCGCGCGGGCCTGGTACCGCGAACGCGTATCTTCTGCTGGACAGCGGGGTTGCGTCCGACCCTTTTATTGATGCCGTCAACGACTATATCAACACGCAGGGACATCATGGCCACGGCGATGATATGCAGTGTTTCGCCATGCCGGAAACCCGCCACGATCTGGCTGTCACGGTCTTTGTCAAAAACCTGAGCAATATCGAGCAGGAGCAGCGTGACAGCCTGAAAAAAGGGGTTGAAAACCTTGTGCGTTGTGCCTTTCGTGAGAATACGGACTATGACGTGAAGAAGACATGGCCATACTCGCGTTTTTCCTTCTCACAACTGGGGCGGGAGATCCATAAGACGTTCCCGGATGCGGATTCGCTGGAGTTTTCGCTGAAAGATATCACCAGTGAACTGAGTGTACCGAGACTTAACGTGCTGACAGTGGAATTACAGGATGAATGATTTTCTGAAAAAACTGGCCAGCATGGTGCTGCCGTCATGGATGGACAAGGGCGAGCCGCAAAAGCTCCTGAAAGCGGCGAAAACCTTCTGGGCGGACGTTTACAGCTGGATTACGTGGCCGCTGCGCCAGTTTGATCCGCTGACCTGCAATGAGGCGATACTGAGTCTTATTGCCTGGGACAGAGATATCAGCCGTTTTAACGGCGAACCGCTGAAACTGTTTCGCCGGCGCGTTGCTTACGCTTTTGTGAATGCAGCCGACGCTGGTTCTGTTGAGGGGTTTATTAACATTTTTGACCGGCTGGGGATTGGCTACGTCGAACTGATAGAGCGCCAGCCGGGGATTGACTGGGACGTGATACTGGTTCGCGTCACCGACGGTCAGATATCGGATAACACCGAGTTGATGATCCAGATTATCCGACAATACGGCCGTACATGCCGGCGCTATCAGTTTGAGGTCATCACCTCCGAAAATTTATCCATCCGGGCAGGATGGGATCAGGGTGAATATGTTGTTTATCCGGCGAGGATTGCCGGCACCGAAACCAGCAGCGCAACATTCAGCGCGAGCTTACAGGGAGAGTAATTTTTATGTCACAGACGGCGATAACGCTGGCATTTGAGCAGTGGAAAGCGCAGCAGGCTGCAACGGGTGAGCCTGTCCTGCTCGACGAGTTTGTTTTCGCGCTGGTTCCGGGGCTTGACCCGGATTTACCTGTCGATCGCAGCGAAACATTGCCACCGGCCGCGCAGATTGTTCATCGTGAACCCGTCACCCGTAAAGGGGTGGTAAATGAAAATGCTGTTGTGCATTCGGCGGTGCTGGGTGCGGATGTGGGCGATTTCTCCTTCAACTGGATCGGGCTGACAAATAAGGCCACCGGCACGCTGGCTATGATCGTACATGCCCCTGAACAGCAGAAGCTGAAGACGAAAGAAGGGCAGCAGGGCAACGTTCTGACCCGTTCTTTCCTCATGGAGTTTACTGGCGCACAGACTGAAACGGCCATTAACACGCCGGCTGAGACATGGCAGATTGACTTCACCGCCCGGATGGCGGGGATGGATGAGCGTCAGCGGCTGGAAAATACCGACCTTTACGGGACTGCGGCTTTCTTCGGTGATGGCTGGCTGGTTGGTAAAACCGGCAATCAGTTTTTTGTTACCAAAGGCGCGGGATATGTGGCGGGGCTGCGGGCGGTGCTGGCAGCGAACCAGAACATCACAGTAACAACAAAGCCTGTCAAAATCTGGCTGGATGTATGCTGGACGGGAGCACTGACCAGTGTCTGGGCTGTGCAAAGCAAAGTTACAGTAGCTGCTAACCTGTCAGACTACGAGCAGAACGGCGTGAAGCATTACGTTTTTGCGCTGGCCAGCATTGACGCCAACGGGAATATCACAGATTTGCGGCCAAAAGGCACCCTGGGAGAACAACAGGCAAATAGTGATTTTGTCCGTAAAGATAAAAACCTTTCTGATATTAACGATAAAGCAAAGTCATTATCAAATATCGGTGGCGTCCCGAAAACAACAGAAATTAATGGTTATCAATTATCTGATGATATTGATTTATCGTTTAATGATGTTGGTGCAATGCCTGTCGAAGTTAACGGAGTTATCAGGGATGGCGCGACGATGGCAGCAGCAAATAAGGGGGGATGGTGGCGCGTTGTTGTTACGAATCCTGCTGCTATGTCAGATTTTCCTGCGCGTCCGAATGGTACAAAGCTGTATGGCTATGGATATATGTTTGTCATGTTGAGCGAAAACTCATGGCTTCAGCACTATTATTCACATCGTGGCGAAGTCGCTATTCGGCAGGAATGGACAACGGGGCCAACTACAGATGTGGAGTGGAATATTGATTACAATCCCGCGAATAAACCCACTGCTGGCGATGTTGGGGCGCTTCCTGTATCAGGTGGTGAAGTGCAGGGGCCGGTGACGGTAAAAAGAAATAATGCCGCAATTACTATTAAGAATGCGTCACCTAACTTATCTCTTTATATGCTGGGTGTTGATGAAAATGGAGGTAATCTTTTCTATGTTGGACGGGGCGGGGCTGGCTATGCTGTCGCACTATATAATTATAAAGGTAGCAATGGCATAAATTTAAATGAAGATGGCTCAATTTTAATCAGCTTGCCAGCCGGAAAAAATGTAACAACAAACAGGCAATTTGTGCCATTGGACTACGGTAATTTTGATTTACGTTACCAGGCAAAAGGGAATTACACGCCCTCAGGAGAGGCTTATACAAAGGCGCAGTCTGATTCACGCTATTTGCAGGGGATTCGTGTAAGCGCAACTCAGGTTCGTGAATTTCGAGATGGTGGTGGTTATTCGTCAAATGACGCGGCGTTTGCGACTGCAATTGCAATGGTAGGCGGAAGTTCAAACGTTGGTTCTCTGCTTGTCAGGTATCTCCAGCGGAATATTAACGGCACCTGGGTAAATGTAGCTACGTAATCAGGGGAATAAAATGCAGCATCTTAAAAATTTAAAAAAATATACTCCAGACGACGCATATAATTTGTTCTTAATGGATGAGCATGGCGCAGAGTTTTTTATCTCTGACGATGGTCGGGACTGGTACGAATCACAAGCCGCTTTTCTTCCTGATACATTGAAAGTGGCATATGACGAAGCGGGAATTATTCGTTGTATCAGCAATGATGTGACAGCTATTTACCCGCGAGATTTTAGCATTGTGGAAGTTAAAGCCACGGCAAAAAATAAAATGGCGGATATTTCAGGAGAATGGGTATTTAAAGACGGAAAAATCCAGCCGCGCCAGTATTCGCAAAATGAATTAGTCGAACGGGCGGAGGCAAAGAAAACTGAATTATTGTCAGCCGCAGCCGCTGCAATCGCGCCGTTGCAGGATGCGGTAGATATTGGGGAGGCAACGGAAGAAGAATCCGCGCTTTTACTGGAATGGAAAAAGTACCGGGTTCTGCTTAATCGCATTAAGCCAGTCGATGCGCCAGATATTGCCTGGCCGGAGGTACCAGAAAGTGTGGCGTGAAGCGCGTCTGGCATTTGATGATTCGGTTGCGGCGCTGAATTGCTCCATCGTGCCGGCGCATCCGTGGGTTTATGGTCTTGGGCAGCAGACAGAGAATGGCGCATATCTTAGCCCTGTTAACGCCATTTCTTATCTGGCTGAAAAGCTGGCAGGTACAGGCGGAAACGCTGATGTGGTCATTATGATGGTTGCCGGCCAGACGCATGACAGCTTTATGAGCAGCCTTAGCCAGTTGGTTGATGTTTTTCCGGCACCGGCGTTTACCCAGGTAAAACGCCTGGCACTTTCAGCCGCAGAACTGGCGATGGAAAAGATGCAAATCCCGGCAAAATACAGTGCCGGACTGGCTGATGCACTTCCTCTGTCAGTACCGACCAACAGGGCAGCGCTTGCGGCAGCGGCAATCAAAAAAGCGCAGGAAGAAGCGGCTGCGGTGGTGGATATCGGGGCGCTTCAGAAACAACTGGACGACTTTGCCCGCCTGCGCGATGGCCTGCTGAGTGATATCGCTAACGATCTGGCTGAGTTGCAGGGAAAAAGTGCAAGGGCGTGGGTATTTACCGCCAGTGGCGATTTATCCACCACTATTCTGGATCTGGTAAAAGGCATCCCGTTGCAATCAGCGATCTACACTGCGGCGATGATGCTGACTGGTGACAACCTCGACGGCATAAAAGGAATGATACATGACCTCGAACCCGACGCTGGCGCTTAACGGAGAGGCGATCCAGCTGAAAAACATGCGCGTAACGATAACGCAGCAGTTTCAGGACAAAGACCAGTCCGGGCAGACCAGCTCTACAACGAAGTCCGAGCAGGGCATGAAGGGTAAAGAGCTGCGCGTATCCGGCGAGGTTCCTTTCAAAAATAAAGAGATATTGCGCCGCATCTTTGAGCTGGCCAGCGCTACTGATGCCAGCGGCCAGCGCCAGAAGTATCGCGTCGCCCATGAGCAGGCGCGTGCCGTCAATTTTCGTGAAGCCACCTTCACCGGCACGCTCGATGCTCCCCAGTTGGACGGGAAAATGTCATGGCTGGTGACATTTACGCTGACCGAGCATATCAGCGTCCAGGAAAAACGCGAGGCGAGGGCGAGCAGTAAATCAACGGCGAAAAAGCAGGGAGGCGCTGCCGGCAGCGCTGGTCAGTCAGCTGATGAAGATGATGAGAAAATGACGTGGTTTGAGCGCAAAGTTCTGAAACCCGTCAACGATGCGCTGGGGTAAGGATGAAACCGATAAAACGCCTGTACCTGTCAACTGATGAGGTGCATCTTGCTGATGCCAGCCTGGTACTGGAACTGAACAGCTGCGGCCGGGGGTTTATTACGGCCGAAACTGACCAGGACTATACCGGCAAGCTGGTACGTCTTGATGTCGGGTATACCGACCTTCTCTTGCGGTGGTTTACGGGGTATGTGGAACGATCACAGCCGGCAGATAACGGCTTTCAGCGGCTTTTTGTTCGTGAGCTGGTTGGCGTGTTTGAACGTCTGTGGCCATGTTCACTTCAGCACCCGACGCTGCGTAGCGTCGCCGGCTGGCTGGAAGAGAACAGCGGCCTTACGGTGACGGTACCCGATGCCGATTACGCGGATAAACCGATCCCCCACTTTACCCACAGCGGCAGCGGGTATCAGCTGCTGAATAATCTGGGTAAAGCCTTTGGTATCACGGATTACATCTGGTACCAGTTGCCTGATGGCGGGCTGTATGTGGGAGGCGCGGAAAAGTCACTCTTTGCCGGCAAGCCGGTGGATATTCCGGCCGAATTTAGCCAGGGGGCTGCTGGCGGCAATACCATGACATTACCGGTTGTCCAGAGCCTGCGGCCGGGGGTTGAAATGAACGGCGAGCGTGTAACAAAGGTTCACCTGACTAATGACACGATGGCCGTTACCTGGACGCCGCGTAACCGGGCAACAGGCCAGCCATTGCAGAAATCGCCAGTACAGCGGCAGATTGAAAGCCATTTCCCGGAGCTGGCGTCCGGGTTGCATTTGCCAAAGTTCGCCCGCGTCATTGCACCGACAGAAGCTGTTAAAAGCGGGAATTTTTCAGATCCGTTCCGTCCGCGCTATGCCGTGGACGTGCAACTGCTTGACGCAGACGGAAAGCCCGACGCACAGACGCCAGTGTATTCTGCTGTTCCACTTCCGGTACCGATGGCCGGTAATGATTCCGGCATGTATCAGTTCCCACCGGAAGGAACTCTGGTAGAAGTGGCGTTTACCGATGGGCGCCCGGATAAACCTTTTATCCGCCAGACTGTGCCGGATGGTACCAGCCTGCCTGATATCAAACCCGGCGAGCAGCTCCAGCAGCAGCGGGCTGAAGTCTCCCAGCGCGTGACGCAGGCAGGGGACTGGGTACGACAGACTGACCAGACAATTAGTGAAACATCGATGGCCAGAACCGTTAAGGCCGATACTGAAAACAGGGAGCTGGTAAGCCGCGACACGACCATTAAGGCCACGGATAAAACCAGCGTTATCGGCACATCCACGCTGATGGCCGGAGCCATTCAGCAGGTCAGCACTGGCAAGTTTAGCCAGGCGATTCAGGGTAGCCGGCTGGCCACTATCGGCGGTAGCGATGAAATGGCCGTGACCGAAAACGTCACCGTTACGATCGGGAAGAACCTGACGGAGCAGATTGGCCAGATTCGAAAAAGCGTTGCGGCCGTACAACAGCAGATTATCGCGCCGGTGGTGTGGATCGGTTCCGGCAGCATTAACGTGGCACAACTGATGCTGGATACACTTGATGTGGTAAAGCAGCTGGCTGAACTGACGGCCAGCCATACGCACAGCAACACGGGCGCACCAATGAACGCCGGCGACATTCGCGGCACCGGCACACAAGCCGGCATGCTGAACGATAAATACTCCCCTGTAATCGGTAAGTAA